ATTCCATCCCTAGCCGTTCTTCGAGGAGTGGTGTGTCCACTGGCAGGTCTTGTCATCCTGCTGTGCGCGACTAGCTGCTGCCTTGCTGCTTGTGTGCGTTCGCGAGTGAAGGAGACGTTGTTTTCTGCGCGGTCTGTGAAGCCAAAGGCGAAGCGTAGTACGAGGCTCTCCCGGGACATTCTTTCAACGGAGGAGCGAATGCGTGATGAGTTGGAGGATGTCGCCGACGGGGAGGCACCTCAGGGAATTTCTTACCAACATGCGAGGAGGGGGGCCATGAGAGATGGCATACTGATCAGGGCGGAGTTGCGCAACCCGAAGTTCACGCGAGCTGACTACCAGGTGGCTCTTGAACGTGCGGGCAAGCGGTTTGACGAGGTACGCGTGGAGCGTAACTACCGTCATGCGTGGAAGAGTGGCTATGTCAACTACTGTGCGGCGGCCATCCTGACCCCCACAGCAACGGAGCTGGAAGCGGTGGAGACGCTCACCTCTTGGGAGAGTGCGTCTCGGCGGAGGGCGGCTGAGCTTAGTCGTACTGAGGAGCTGAGTGGGTTGCGGTATGTTGTTGCGAAGTTGTTGGGCCTTCCAACCGTGTGCGAGCACGGTGCGGAGAGCCCAAAAGCTGTGGCCTGAAGAGGGTGGACCCGATCGTCGTCGAGAGCGTTGTCGGCGACGTAGAGGGCCTGGCCTTGGTCAGGCGATCGGAGAAGCGACCTAGGGATCATGCCCTGTTTGAGGTGTCAGGGTTCAAGGGTGCGGCAAGCTTTGTGGGGTTTGCTGATTGCACCGCGAACATGCTGACAGCGCTGAAGGAGCGAGTGTTCTACCACATTATTGGAGGAGTAGCGAGTGTTCCAACCGTGCCAGCTGATGAGTTGGTGCGGAATACGCTGCTTCCATTCAAGAGACTGTTTGCGCGTAGGGTATTCCCATCCATCCCTGTGACTGTGGAGAAGTTTCCGCAGGTGTACAGTGGTTCGAAGAGAGCAATCTACGAGCGGGCGGCCGAACGAGTGAAAGTGGCGGGGTGGCGACAGAGCTGGGCGTACTTGAAGACCTTTCTCAAGCACGAAAAGATTATGATTGCCAACAAGAGGTTGGTTCCCAGAGTGATTCAACCACGAACCCCTGAGTATAACGTCTGCCTAGGGCGGTATCTCAGACACTTGGAACATCCCATCTACCGCATAATAGACCAGTTATGCGGTGGCCCGACAGTGATGAAGGGCTACAACGCGGTCGAGGTCGGGGGTCACATAGCTTCTATGTGGGAAGAGTTTCAGCATCCGGTTGCTGTTGGGCTTGACGCGAGTCGGTTTGATCAGCACGTTTCCGCTCCATTGTTGCGTTGGGAGCATTCGATCTATAAACTCTTCTACCAAGGTAAGGATAAAGCTGAGCTCACAAAACTCTTGCGGCAGCAGATTCACAATGTTGGGTTTGCTGAAACCCCAGAGGGCGTTTGGAAGTACACTAAAGAGGGCTGTAGAGCCTCTGGTGACATGAATACGGCCCTGGGCAACTGCTTGATCATGTGTGCTATGGTACATGCTTATTTGGGAAGCATAGGGGTCACTAAATGGCGCTTGGCTAATAACGGGGACGACTGCGTTGTGATGTTGGAGAGGGAGGATCTCTCCAAGCTCGGAAACCTGGACGCATGGTTCCAGCGTATGGGTTTCGTGATGGCCAGAGAGGAGCCTGTTTATGAGATAGAGAAGATAGAGTTCTGTCAGGCTCACCCCGTGTGGGATGGCGAGAAGTGGCGCATGGTACGTAATGTCACTACCGCTATAAGTAAGGACACCACTTACTTGTCGAGTTTTGCTACTGAGAAGGAGTATTCGCACTACCGGTACGTTGTTGCACAAGGTGGGCTGGCGTTGTGCAATGGCATCCCGATGATGCAGAGCTTCTATCAGCACCTGGGAGGGGGAGCAGTGGAAGGCAGGTTCAGTGATAAACGAGTCCTGGATTCTGGCTTCATGGTGCTCGCTCGGGGATTGCAAGCTCGATCCTCAGTTGTAACGGAC